GGTGCCATCCATAGTGTACTGGTCACGGCGAAACTCACGACGCATCTCTGTTGTAGGACCAAACATTCCACGCTTGTCCTTATCTAGAGTCAAAGATCTATCAGACTCAAGGACTGTCGGATCGTTTGCTTTGTATTCGATCTTGTAACCATCTCTGGTTGCCTCTACCTTATAGGAAGAGTAGTCTCCCCTAGGAAACTGAATTGCAGGAAACTCTGGAACTGAGTTATCTTTAATCAGATAACCCAGCAATCCAATATGTGCTACTGCAAATAGACTGCCTGCGGCAATCGCGACAGTCTTTAGCGGTTTCATAATCCTGGTACTTGAATAGGTACAGGTCCTCCAGTTGCTCCAGGCAATGCATCAGGAACTGCTGAATCCAACATTCCAGGAAGTGCATCAGCGATTGCTCCTGCTGCAGCTTTAGTGATGCGCTCTCTTGCTTGTTCAGCAAGTGCTTCTCTATTGAGATAAACAGTTGTACCAGCACCAATGATGCTGGCAGTTCCTAAGAACGAAATGACTGCTAGTACGTTAATAATTTTCTGCATAATCACATTTTGTAAGTGTCATCTGTAGTGATCTTAAGTGGTGCTTGCTCAACTTTAATAGTTTGAACAGGACCAGTAGATTTCGCAGCTTCAATCAGTTTTTCCAAATCTGCTTTGGTGATACCACCAGCAGCAGCGGCAGCATTAGCACCATTCATTTTCATAGTGCCGTCGCCAGATTTCTTAGCCGTTTGAACCCCGAACGTAGCTAAAACCCCAGTAAACACGGAGGCTATGAAGGTCGGATCGAGATCTTGTTCAGGAAACTGAAGTGCTTTAGGAAGATCTACATACGCTAGAGTTAGGATGCCACCAGACCATACTAAAATTCCCAACCTTACAAACGTAGACAGAATTGCTAGTTGCTCTTCCTTGTCTTCAGATGCCTCTTTAAGTTTACCGAAGATACCCTTCTTTTTGGGTTCCTCCTGTTTTACTTCAGACATTTGATTGTATGAGTGGCAGCTCTATTTAGTCTTCGCCAGATTTCTTTTTACCAATGTTATATTTGGACTCAAGAATCCACTCGCCCTTATCCTTGTAGGAGATAACTTTAATCTGATTCAATGGTGCAAGTTCACCCAGAGATTCTGGTGATGCAATATCAACTAGACCCCAATCAGACAATAGTTTTGTAATTCTGTTTCGGCGTTCTACATCGTTAGAAGTTAAGTTCGCGTGCTTTCCATCCAGCGCAAACAATTCTTTGAAGTGTACGATGTAATACTTACCTTTCTTATGAAGGATATGACAAGACTGGAAAAGTTTCTTTTCCTTACGTGATGCCACACCAATCCGTGTAAGTGTCTCTCTAACTTTTAGAAAGTCGTCGGGTTGACGTAACGAGACCTCAACCATCATATCGACATTCCAAGAGATCTCGTGTTCTCCCTCGGTCATCCTTTGCCTCCAGTATTCATTTTAGATTTAATCAATTCAATCTGATCTTTGGTCAGAATTCGTAACGCATCCCGTGCTTTTTCATCTGAATACTTAAAGTAGTCTTTGATGAGAGCGAGATCTTCGACCTGCTCCTTCTTTTGCCAGGGAGAAAAACGGCGTTTCTTTCTCAGACTATTTAGATAAAACGAATATTGAACATCATTATCAAGATGATGAAGGCGATTCATCTCGTTTGCATAAAGAACCGCATCCACGTGACCCGAGAGACAACGGTTCACAATGTATGCGGGATACTTCCTCATCCAGTCAGGACCACGTTCACGTAGATCTTCCTTGGTGAAGTTTACACTGTTTAGATAATCACCGAGGGGGTACTGCTGTTTGCTCATCAAGAAGTTCTTCAATAGGGGAAAGGTTCTTATAGTTTGTGACCATCAACTCTTTACGTTTTGATTGGTCAACGTTGTAGGAACCTGTAGATCTCATAGTATAGGTAAAGTCCCACTCAGTCAAGTTGTATGACTCAAACAATGCACGAGTATTTTCGTTTGAGTTGTATGTGATTAACCAGTTATGCGGGGACTTCTTGCAGGTTTCTGCAAACATCTGGTGGTCAAATCCTTTGTGCATAGTGCCTCCCTTTCCACCGTAGAGGAAATCTTTAATATCGTATGGAGGATCCAAGAAGCAAAATGTCGATTCTCCGTTTCCATAATCGTCTAAGAGTAATCGTGAGTAGTCAACATTAGTGATGTGCCAGTGCTGAATCATCTCAGAGAACTGAGGAAGTTTCTTAATAGAGCGGACACTGAAGTTGGAGTTGGATGCTTGACCAGAGAAAGAAGAGTTCTCAGTTAGACCTGAGAAAGAACACTTGTTCAGTACATAAAAATACACTGCCTGTTGAAACTCATCTCTATCTGCAATCACATCCTTGGCAAGAAGGAATACTTCCTTCGCTCTTTCTACAGTATTCGATTCACTCTTGATTGCAAGCAGTGCTTCACACAGGTCTTCACCACGTTCTTGGAGTTGCACCCAAAAATTATATAGGTAATAGTATTTGTCATTTACCCATACAGGCGTCTCTGGATTCTGTTTTGTAAACTCGATTGCAACACTTCCACCACCCAAGAATGGTTCACGGAACTCTTCGATACCAGTAGGAAACTTACCCACTAACATCTTTGCTGCACGGGACTTACCGCCAGGGTATCTAAGGGGTGTTTTCAGGTTCTTCATCGTGTACGAGTTTTAGGTTTACCATATTCTGACCGAAAGGTCCGAAGTTTACTGGTCCAGTTGGGATTGCGTTCCAAGCAATATTAGCACGAAACTCCTCACCCATATGGGGTGCAGAAAAATGTAACAACCAACTTGGCCAGACAATCAATGTACCAGGACTATACGTGGGCGCTGGTACAGCGTTCTTATAGGTGGATGTAATTACTTCCATCTGGTTGTAAGAACGTGCCCAGCAGGGGTCCTGAAACATCGTAGGATGCCCCTCAGAGAGGCAGTAGACCCCAGACCAATAAGACAGGGGGTGTCGATGTGGTTGATGGTGTCCACCGCTCTCAGGAAACGATACGTTGCCCCAAGCAAGAGAAACCTCAAATCGACCATACATTTCATACTCTTCCGCCTTCTGTATTTCATCTAGACACAAATGAATCCAGTCAAACAGAGGTTTGAACTGCGGAAGAGTGTGCAGGTTACCTCTGGTTGTCTGGACTGTTGACGGAAGATTAAACATACCCCGCTCAATGGGATCTAGTGCGTCTAAGGTTGGATCTACTAGATCTGTATTCTCGAAGGTGTATATCTCAACTGGAAAAATGTTATGCTTTTTCATTTCCTCCAAACGAAGGTTCCATCGTATGTAGACATATGTTTATTGATGTCCTCATCCTCGCGGAAAACTTCTACTGCCCTACGAACTATCTCACAGTGATAATCGTGACCAATGAACAGACCACCAGTCTTAACTTTGGGATACCAGTCATAGAGATCTTGAAGAACTTGATCGTAATTCAACCAAGCATCTAAGAAAATAAAATCAAAGGTCCCATCATCACATCGTTGTACAAGATCTTCAGAATAACCTTTCCACAATTCAGATCGGTTACTCTCACCAGACCATTTGATATTGTGCTTAGCAGTAAACTCAACCAATTCCATTTCGGATTCGTTGGTACTATTGATTGGTACCTGCTGCCACTTGTCTGGAAGATTACTATCATTTGGATTTAGATAGTCGGTGTATGGTTTCCAGTTATCGATACCATACAGTTTCTTGACGTTAGGACAGTTCTGAAGAATAGTACAATGACTTTCAGCACGAAAGACTCCAACCTCCAAACCAATAAGGTTTGAACCGTGGAGTCCGATGAGATGAATTACAGAACGAATGTCAGTAAGTGCATCAACAAAATTGTACTGCTTCGGATAGAGATGCATTAGTCTTCTACGATTTTAACTTTGTAAACTGTAGACTTTGCGGTCTTCTTTGCGAAGTACAAATCAATCCGCTTCTTAGTGTAGTAGAGAGCAACCAGAACAATAATGAATTGGATACCCTCACCCCAACTCATATTCCACGCTTCGTTGAGATTCAACGATGCTTGACCAAAATACATCATAGGATTAGTTTCTTTTTATCAGGTGTTTTGATAGCGGAGAACATCTCCTTATACTGATCAATGATACCGTCTTGAGTATCAAGCAAGTATACCACGTAAGATTTTGGAATGGTAATCTCAGTGCCACCTTTCTTAATGATAGGTGCCCAAGGAGCAAAACCAAGAGTACCTTGTCCGCTAGGGATAGCAACGATAGGATTCACAATCGTGATACTCTCATCGTCTTCTTTAACAACGTCGGTGACAACATCTTCACCAGACCACATACGAATAACTTTTACATTCATTTGAATTGACACCTCATCATTAGTTCAGTTAAAAACGCCACCAGGTTGATCTCGTGATCGGCAACGAAAGCAGACTTGTACTGGTATTCACCGATGACAAGAACTGCTTCAGGAATAGATTGGGGTTGAAAATGTGTGTAGAGACTATCATAAATGTTCCTCATAATTTGAGTAGGTTCGTGATCGAGATTCTGCACAACCCATTTCTTCATCTTAGTAAACTCCTTGTTCTTCAGGAAAGTTACAAGGTCATCAAGTTTAGTGTCAGATACAACACTAAGAATGCCAGTGTCAATCTTACCAATGGAAGAATAACGTTGGAGTTCATTCAGAGTCCGACGAAAGTCGGGGAAATACTTTTGGACTAGCGCCGCCAGAACGCGAGGTTCGGCATCGACTTTTTGTTCTTCAAGGATGGACTGGACACGCTTGAAAAAGTTTGCTGCGAGTTGTTGCTTTTCTTTTCCGTTGATTGCAAACTCGATAACAGAACATCGACTGTGGAGCGGTTCGATGATTTTGTTTTTGTAGTTGCAGGTAAAGATAAATCTGCAGTTGTTGCTAAACTCCTCAATAGACGCCCGTAGGAGGAGTTGAACATCAGGGGTTGTGTTATCTGCCTCATCAATGATGATGACTTTGTGTTTAGCAGATGACGCAAGCGATACGGTTGAAGCGAAGTTCTTCGCATTGTTTCTGACAGTATCGAGGAATCGACCTTCGTCGGATCCGTTGATGACATAATAGTCTGCTCCAAGTTGTTCGCAAAGTGCTTTAGCGACAGTGGTCTTGCCGATACCTGGTGGACCAGACAGGAGGAGATTTGGAATCTCACCCTTGTCCACGAACTTGTTCAGAACACTCTTAATGTTCTCAGGCAGAATGCAGTCATCCACAACACGCGGACGATACTGCTCACACCACAGGAAACCACTCATATCAAAATTTGTTCTTGGGATTTGGAAAGGTTGAAACTGAAGATCACCTTATCAATACTATCACGATGTGGTAGAGATTGGTGGATCATATACGAAGGGAAGAAAATAATATCACCTTCGACACAGGGCGGAACAATGGTTTCAATTTGTCCCGTCCAGGGATCTGCCACTGGTGAGAAGAAAGCAGTAGGTGAAGCACCCCTGCTGAGTTGTGCATAGAACACTGCTGAGTAACCAATAGCACCGTGGTTGTGTGCTGGGTGGCAGGCAGTTTCAGTATACCGCTGACACCAAGCATTGTCTACGGTGGAACCAGGGTGGAGTTGCTGGAACTCCTGAAGAGGTTGCCTCAGGATTTTAAGGAGGTTAGGGAAGTAGTCTGGTTGTACTCCTGCATCATAATACTTGTAGTAATCAGTGTACGCACAGACATCTTGACTAGACTCTACAGGATCAAACCAGTGTCCTGCGTGGCACTCACGGTCATCCCAATCAACAAGATTGAGGAAATCAGACTTGAGAGTCGTGCTCCAGTTTGGGACTGGAGAGCGGTAGACAGGAACTTGGAATAGATCATCAAATTTTTGGATCACGAAGGTTCTAGAGCAATGTAATATTCGAGGTTGCCATCAGCAGAAATAAAGTGACTGACTTTATTCTTAGCAACACTGACTTTGTAGTCACCAGGCATCAGTCGAATGTTTTCAACTTTGAAGCAGTAACAGAAGTCAGCAACTTCAGGATTGTGCTTACCAACAATAGCAGAGAAGGTGTTAGAAGTTTCGTTCTTCTTATCGCAAACCATAAGTTGTACGTTCTCACCTTTGTTGAAGAGGCACAGATCAGGAACACCCAGGATGCTTGCTGCTCTCATCAGGTCGTTGAGAGTATCGGTGCGAAGTTCAAACTCCACATCGATGTCAGGCATCTCTATCTCTTTGTTCGGCGGAGACTGGATGGTGGATGGGTCTGCATCAAAGAACGTTGTTGTAGTCGCAGATGTCTGATCTGTAACTGTAACTTTCTTCTCCGCACGGAAGTCAAACACTGGAGTCTGATGCAGCGAGAGACAACTGAGGAACTGCCCCAGATCATAAATCGCGACTTGCCGAGGGATGTCTTCAGGAATCTTAGCAATACCAAAGATATTCTTGCCGACAGACATCGTACGCAATTTGTTGCCAGGAGTAACAATGATAGACTTGTTAATCGTAGCGAAATTCTTGAGGATGTTCTCAGTTTTCTTAGTAAGTTTGACAACGCTCATTGAGGATAACTTTCAGTTTGTGCGGTTTTATCAGAGAAGTGGAGGAGGAGCATAGCGTAGTGGATAATCTTGATGATGTCCCTCCTTGCTGTACCCTTCTTATCATAGCGAGAGGCATATTTTAGGATGTTGGATCTGCAGAATGCCTCTGCGTCACCAACAGATTCAATCAAATCGAGGGTTTGGATGTTATCGGAAGAGTAATGTGCACCGTAGGTGCCTGTGATGTAATCACGAACTTCCTTTAGAATCCGTTCCTCGTCATACTTAAACGACATAACCGTACTGTTCACGAAGAATTTTCTTATAGGGTTTGCCTTGTTCTCGCAGTTCTGCTACAAGGCAGAGTTTGTTGTGAAGACTGGTATCGCCACCCAGTTTGAGGGCAGCGATGATGGTTACCAGTTCTTTATCAGAGATCGGAAGATCCATAGATTGTTTAATTGTACACTACTGTGTGAATCGCGTCAACCAAGAAGTTCAGGGTTACCGTCCTTGTCGAAGTCGTTATCGATCTTATCATAGAGTTCAAGGAATGCCTGCTTAGTTTCATCATCGAAACGATTGATGCTGTACTTGATGGCATCTTCCTTGGAACCGAAGATAGCGAATGCCTTCACGATGTGGACCAAGCGACGAGTAGAGATCACTTCGTCAATACCACCCTCTTGGAAGGTCTTACGAATGATGCTTGCCCAGTCAGCAAGGCGACCACAGAAATCCTTGTCACCACAGATCTTACCAAGAATCTTGGTTTCTGTCGCGACGGACGGATAGTCCTGCTCAAGTGTAATGGCGAAACGCTCTAGGAATGCTTCGTTGAGAACATTAGTTCCAACAAAGCGACCGTCATCGCTGCCTTTACCTTTAGTATTTGCAGTTGCAATAACATTGAAACCTTCTTTTGGTTGAACGTACTTACCGATTTTCTTCAAGAATACACCCTTGCCTTCCAGCACAGACTGCAAGCAGAGGATCTTATTGGAGGACAAGTCTACTTCATCTAGAAGCAGCACTGCTCCGCGTTCCAGAGCATCGACGACTGGTCCGTTGTGCCAAACAGTGTTGCCATCAACAAGACGGAAACCACCAATAAGATCATCCTCGTCGGTTTCAATGGTGATGTTAACGCGAATCAACTCCCTATTTAGTTGAGCACACGCTTGCTCCACACCGAAAGTTTTACCGTTTCCAGACAGACCTTGAATGTAAGTAGGATAGAAGATACCAGACTTGATGATCTTCTTGATGGAATTGAAGTTTCCGAATGGGATATAGTTTTCGTCTTTAGAGGGAACCAAAGAAACTTGATCCACGGCAGGAGTTGCTGCTGTTGCTTGATAGGTCTTCTCAAGTTTCTCAGCAATAGTCAGGTTCCACTTACCGATACCTGCCTTGTGATCCTTAAGACGCTTCTTGACAGTTGCGAAAGAACAGTCGAAGTGCTCAGCAGCAGACAGCAGTTCGGGAGTGCCGACTTGCTCGCCGTGCTTAGAAAGGAAAGAAATAAGATCTTGAGTGGTGACAGGATGAGGTGCGAACATTTGTTTGTTTTGTTTGTATGTAATTAGTATAGCGTCGGGAGACGGGGATGCGGGTATGAACTGTGCCACTTATGCAACCGTCCTTGCGAAGGAGTTGAGCATACGCTTGTTAGCAGACTTGCCCTTGTTCATTTTCTTGAATGCAGTACGGATCTGACTGGTGGTTGCTTCTTCAGTCAACTTGTCAAGTTCATCTCCAGTGTCCTGAGTGTTAGCAGGAAGAACATAGAGAGCATCATAAGGGGAGTTCTTGATTTCATAGAACTTCTCCTTCTTGAACTTGCTGTGAACAGCGTTGACATCCTCAGTCATATACTTCATATAGTGACAGTTCCAAAGATAGTTACGAACGTCACGAGGAGCACAGAGACGGAACCCAAGGAGTGAGACCTGAGGGAACCTATCCTTGAGGTTCTCAAGGAAGATGTTGACCTGCTCAAGAGGGTTCTCCATCTTGCGATAGATCTTACCAGTCTTGCGGTCACGGAGTTGTGCACGACGACCGAACATATTCTCGTAGACACGTCCACCAAGGTAGTCGCTCTGAGAGAAGATGGATGCGGGACTGGACTCACCATCAGTAAGGATCGTGACAGAGCACTTCTGGAGAGCGTGACGCTTCACAAACCCAGGAATGATCGAATGTAGTGCTGCGATGGTTTCGATCAATGGAGTGCCTGAGAGGGACAGACCAGGGGTTGTGTTGAATGAATAGAAACGACCCCAGGTTGCAGTGTTACTGGAAACAGCACCAGCGTTCCTCCAGAGGCACAGTGCCTGACGGTTGAACTCCTTAGTTGTGCATTCGGAAGAGAGCATCTCTAGCAGAGAGAATCCAGAACCGAATGCAATATTACCAGCGACACGATCGAAACGATCATTCATAGATCCTTCAATATAATTGAATGCACTCCAAGCATATGAGAAAGCAAGAACCTTAAATGGGATGTTTACCTTGCGGCAGAACCAAGCAAGTTGCAACACTTGCTTGACAGTATCCATAAGGCAGTTGGACATAGAACCAGACCAGTCCAGGATGAAGATCATCCCGTGATTCTTACCATCAGGAACAACGTTGATACGCTTGAAGATGTCATCGTTGTACTTGTAAGTGTGGAGTTTACCAGTGTCAAGAACACCAGTACGAGCACTGCTGGTACGAGCGTATGCATCTGCTGCCTTACGACACTCAAACTCTTTGACCAAGAAGTTGACTTCCTTCTGTGACTTCTTCTGAAACTCTTTGAAATCTACAGCAGACTTTTCAATGTCAGCAACGATCCATTCGGGTTGTTCTTCCGTAGTGAAGTTCAACTCAGATTGCTCAACAATCTTTTTCCAACCAACAACAAGTTGGTCTTCGTTGACAACAGGGATCTCAACATACTCAGTTTCGTGCTGATACTTTTCATTGTTGATCAGATCCTTAAGACGCTCAGTGAGTGCCTTGTCTGTGTTTGCCTCTAGTGGATCATTACCACCTTCATTGCTTTCGTCCTCAAGATCTACATCTTCATAGTCTTGATCGAACTTGGAATCAACATCATCTGACTCATCTACAGAGTTTTCAGAATCAGAACTACTTTCAGTAGGAACAGTCTCGCCCTGAACTTGACCGTCTTCCTGCTGCTCAGGTTTGATGTCAATCTTCTGCTTCTCTTTCTCCTCTTGCTGCTGCTTCATAAATGCATAGACCTCTTCTGCAACAGCAACTGCTTGCTCAAAGGTCTCAGCAATTTCAGTTGCTCTGACGAATGCCTGCTCCTCAGGAGTGAAAGGAACATTACGATAGTTACCGATCTTGAAGTGAAGATTGATACGGTCAATCAGATTGATCTCTGCAATCTTGTCACCTACACAGAAGAAGTCTTCATCGTTAAGTTCTTGGTAACCCTTGAAGAAAGTCTTGGGCAGACCTTGGTAACGACGCTTCATCAACTTCTCGATACGAGCATCTTCAGTCACATTGACGAATGACTGAGGGCACTTGAATTTTTGCCACTCTGTAGGAGTGTAGAGAGCGTGACCGACCTCGTGAGATACCAGCAGGTCATAGACATTCTCAGAAGCACGATCCCAGACGGGAAGTGTGAGCACACGACGCTGTACGTCGAACGCTGCAGTTTCACACTGCCTGTGCTCAATGATAAGGTCCTCAGTTGCGAGCAACTTAGCGAGTGTACCTTTGACTCCTGTGTTTACTGTCATAACCCCTTTGTTTGTATATACAAAGTATAAGACCCCAAGCGGTTGCCTGGGGTCTTGAGTGGACAGATATTCAACTGTCTACCTGGCATTAAATGCAACAGAGATACGTGGTGTATTTATTCTGGACTTCACAGTTTTGTGTTCCAACCAAGACGGGAACAGAACTAGCGTACGTGGTGTGGCAGGAAAGTGTCTGCCCTCTTCAGTTCCCCACATACACATCTTTGAATATGGATTTGGATTGTTGAATACGATACCACCGTGTTGGTCGGGTATTGTATTGTGATAGTACACCCCAGACAACTTTGAATGTGCGTGAGTGTGTGCTATTTGAAAACTGTCACCTGTTGATGCATTGACCCAAGACTGATGGATTTGTACAGCAGGTTCACCAATAATTTCACAGCAAGTATAGATCCAATCTACCATCTCTGGAAGTTCATACTTCCGAAACAGTTGTAATGAATTCATTCCTTGGTGAGAACCTTGTACGATTCCTTGTGATGCACCTTCAGAAACGTGAGATAAAATATCTGAATCGTCAAGTGGTATCGACTCAATCTCAGAATCAATCTTAGGATTACTATGATTGAAAACGTAGATGTTAACTGGGAACAGTTCGACTCTCACTTTAGAAGTTGGATTCAGGAAGTCAGATCTGGCAAATTGGGAAATCTTTGTTCTCGGACGGTTCTCGGTACGCTCATCATAAAACTCACGGTCCATCGTTCTTCCTCTGTTTCATTAGATCTTACCTCGTGATCTTGATAACCTGGCCAAAAATACAGATCTCCTTCACGAGGCATCTGACAATGTGTGTATGGCCAGTATGGTTTTATCCTATTGAGTGTCTCTACCTCGGGTGCAGGATGATAGAGAAATAGGTCGCCTGAGTTACCAACAGGAACATCCAGATAATAGGTACCTGCAATATCTGCTTCGGCGTGGTTATGCCGCATTTGGTAACCACCTTTTGGATTGACATTAACCCAACAGTGCGTAACCTCAAGTTCTGGATCAAATAATTCTTGTTTAGAAAGTAGAAACTCCGCGAAGTCAGGGTATTCTTCGTGGAGTTTCCAGTTGGAATGTATGCTTGACCATCCAGTTCCATAGAAACGTGTGAGGTCGCAACAGAATTCCTCCCGACGTGCTTTGATTTCTTTTTTGAAATCATTGTGTCGGTTGTATTCACCATTGCTAACGTAAAACGGGATGTCAAACATACATAACGAGCATCAGATTCCGATGGAGCTTAGGAGACTCGAACTCCTGACATCCTGCTTGCAAAGCAGGCGCTCTACCAACTGAGCTAAAGCCCCTCAGAGAACGCTTTTGAAAATCCATTGACTTTCTCAAATGAAATTGTCCTTTCAAATTTATCTAGGAGGACATCTCCCTTATGCGAAATGATAAAGAAGTTTGTGTCAGGACCTAAAGACTTGAGGATTTTCAGAAGTTCATCGGTTGCCTGATTATCTAGGCTAGAATCAAACACTTCATCTAGGATGAGAAGGTTTGTCGTTACCGAGTTCTTGATCTTAGCAATATGTCTCCAGGTGAAAAGCAATGAGAGATCAATCTTTTGCTTTTCACCTTCTGAAAACGATGCGTAAGAGAAGGTATCACGGTGTCGTGATTTAATTACCTCACTGAACTCTTCGTCAAGAGTGAAATTGACGTAGGTGTCCATATCAGCAAGGTACTTGTTGATCCGCTGATTGATGACGGGAACGTATTTAGATATAATCTTAGATTTGATCCCGCCGTCTTTCAGCAGAGTTGCAACAAGTTTTAGATCGGAAGATTCTTTAGAAACACCAGAGCAAGCAATCTCTTTAGTGTTGTAATCATTATTCAGTTTCTGGAGATACTCTTTCTCTCCCTGAATGTCGGGTTGATTGTTCAACTCTCGAACCTGAGCAATGATGTCAGTGTTCTGTCGCATCAAACGTTGTTCTTCATTGAACAAACGCTTCACCTCAAATTGCATCTCGGTGATGTTCTCACATTCCTTACGGAAGTCTGCGACAAGTTGATTTGTTTTGTCAATCTCTTCTCTCAACTGCGACACAGCAGTATTGAGTTCTTCCCGTTTAGCACCAAGTTCTTTCATCTTAGTGCTACGAAGTTCTTCGCCAATGCTTTGAGAACAGGTTGGGCATTGGTCAGTGTTGCTAAAGAACTCGTAATCATTATCGAGTCTTTGTTTCTTAGAACCAATCTTAGTTCTAATAGTCTGCTGCTTCAGCAACTTGTCTTCTGTTTTCCTGAGGTTGAAAGAACTATCTTCCATAACCTTCAGTTGCTTGTCGAATTCGGAGATCTCATTTTTGATCTCAATCATCCGATCTTCGTTCTCAGCAAACTTCTTCTGGAACCAGTTGATCCTGTCTTGGTTTGCACCAGTCAGTTTCTCCAGGTTTCTTTCCTGAGAGGTGATTGCTTGAGAAGCGAGTTCCAGTTGATGCTGACACTCCTTCAGTGTTTGGTTAGTTTCTTTTACCCTATCCTTTAGCAGGAAATTCATCTGGGAGAAGATTTGAATATCGAGAATATCTTCGATAACTTCTCTTCGATGAGCAGCAGACAACTGCATAAAAGGAACAAAAGTTGAACTACCAAGAATAACAACTTGAGTGAAAGACTTGTAGTTAAGTTTAAGTATGCTCTGCTCAAGGTACTTTTGATAGTCCCTATTCGCGGCATCTTGATCAATAAGGGATCCGTTACGGTAAACCTCAAAGACATTTGGTTTGATTCCTCTTACTACCTTGTATTCTACACTACCGATTCTAAACTCAATCTCAACCTGAGTCTCCCGCTCGTTAACAGTGTTAACAAGTTGTGACTTGGTGATCTTGCGAAACGGTTTGTTGAAGAGACAGAAACACAAGGCGTCCAGCATAGTGGACTTGCCAGCACCGTTAGATCCCACAATCAATGTGGAGTGAGTAGCGGTTAGATCGATTTCTGTAAACTGATTACCAGTCGAAAGAAAATTTTTCCAACGCAACTTCTCAAAGATAATCATAACGGTGGAACTACAACATCATCTGGATTGATAATCACATAATCATACTCGTGGACTTGGCAGTTTTGGACCACCAGTTCTAGTTCGACTTCTGTGATCTCAAGACGGCGACTGAAATCAACCGCCTCAAGCATTAGATTATACCGTTCGGCGTCCTCTTTGTCAACAAAAATCTGTACCGTTTTAACACCAGTATCGTCGTTGTTGACAGCGTAAATACCGCCCGTTTTATCGTCTAATAGAATATACATTAGAGATCTAATGCCTCAACGTAGAGTGATTTTAGAATTGATGTGACATTTTTCTTGTCAATCGCCTCTTCCAATCCCTCAACGTAAGTTTCCAGAATAGTCATCGTGTCTTCCATCTTGATGGAATCGTCAACGTCCTCCAATTCAACGGTGACATCTTCGATGATTTTTAGATCAGCAACGTCAGCATCATTCAATGCTTTGATATACCGATCAAACCAAACTTGGTTCTCTCTATTCTGGACGACAACTTTGACGTATGAACCCTTCAGGTTTTTGAAGTCTGGGAGTTCTTCATAGTTATCTTTCACGTCATCATACCATAGTTTATTGAAGATGGTATAAGGATTCTTGTGGAAAGAAAGAGTCAGAGTGTCAGTATTTAGGATGTGAAAACCACGGGTGTGTCCAAAGTCATTCCAATAAAGTTGGTAAGGATTACCAAGGTATTGGATGTTACCTTGACGTGATTTCATATGGAAGTGTCCAGAGCAGGTGAGATCAAACTTCTCAAATGGTTCTGGATCCATCCCGTGTTCCATACGAACTCCAGGGACTGCTTCAAATCCCGTGAGTTCAAGGTGTCCAAGACAGACTTTCGCTTTGCTGTCTGCAACAACATTCATACATTCCTTCTTGTTTTCCTCACACATCCAGGGAAGAAGAAGGAAGTCCGTCTTGTCAAATTTGGTATGCGTAGGTTGATCAATAACAGTGATGTTATCAAACTCACCCAGCAAGTGAGACGGTGCATTTACTTTGACGGTGTTCTTGTAATAGATGTCGTGGTTACCCAGAATCATATACAAGTTGACGCCAAGTTCAGCAAGCGGTTTGAACCACATTTGCTTAGCAGCATCAAGAGAAAGAAAGTTGATGCTTTTGCGTTTGTCAAATGTGTCCCCTAAGCAGATAACAGTTTTGATTTTGTTACGCTTAATATATGGGATGACTGTCTTGGTGTAAAACTCTCTGTACTTATCAATGAATACCTGATTGTCATTACGGACGCCGAAGTGTTGGTCTGTAATAAGGAGGATCTTCATTGACTAAGTTCTTCTACGAGTTTACTAGATTTTTCAAGTTGGGCAAGTGCTTTAACGAGTTCAGGAGTTTCTTCCCATTCCCAGTGTTGCTTGTGTTGAGGATTCGTCTTCTCAATGATGAGTTGCTTTTTCATAATTTACCTCCGACAATACCGTCGTTAATGGTTCGTGTGTAATCTTGAAGTGTTCCATCCTGCAAGCATTTTAGATGCCAACGTGACATCGTAATTACACCATCTCTAGTTCCACCTGTAAGAAAGTGAGCTCCAAGTGGTTCTTTTAGGATAGAAACAAATAAACCAAATCGTGTCTCTTTGATGTAAAATGCATCATCAATCCAGACAACATCATCTGGAATATCTTTTTCGATTGTATTATTGGGACCCAGCGTCGATGCCAGTGTCGGTTTCTTCACTTTCTGCATTTTGTTTGTTGAATCCAAAGGGTCCTACCTTCTGTTTAGCGCGGTCTTTCATAACAGCACCCGAGAGTGCTTCCATAACTTTCAGAATGTCTTCTGCTTTTTTTGTGACGCCAAGACGGTCTGCCACAAAGTTATATTTCTGGAAGAACTCGTCGCTAACCAACTTGTAGTCTTCCACTGTAATAGGTTCGTCCTTCATAGTCAATACCTGTTGTTCATTTCAATTCGAGACTTGATGGAGTTTAGCGTAGATGCGTCTCCATCTCCATCGGAATGGAAAACCTGATCGTAACCAGACTTTTCAATGATCTTATCTTTAATATCCATCTGTCGCTTCTCTTTAGCAATCCTTCTTAGGAAAGCATAGTATACAATCTGTGTGAAATATGCAAATGGGTTTCTACTCTTTGCAGGATCGAAGTTATCGATGTACTGTACACAGTTCTCCACACCATCAGAAATCATATCTTCCTTGTACATATAGTTAATGAAGTTAGGTCTATATGAAAGGTGTGTGGCGATCTTTAGAAAACAGTCACCGATATATTCATCGATACGAGGTTTCTTCGTACCACGAATTTTGGACAGCTCAACTTTTTCACGGTAAGCAATGATTGCCGCAAGGAACTGTTGGTTATCAACGTAGTGTTGGCTCTTTTTTCTTTCCATTAACAAAGGCATTTACTTGTACCCGTTTCATAACAAAAGTATATCAGAAAACCAAGGACTTGACAAGACCTAATAATTTAATTATACTCAACACTGTCAGGGTTGGAAAGAGACATTAGCTATTATCTGAGTTAAACAGATCTTCTAACATCTTTCTGTGTTGGTCAACTTTACCAAGGAACCCCATTGAGTCGTTTAGATCGCGGGCGTCTTTGGATGCTGCTTTGACATCGGTTCCTCCGCCCAGTTCGGTTCTGACAAAATACTTGTACATCAACATCGCCTCGTGGGACATTGGCGCGATGGTGACGATTCTATCTTGAGGGATAATAAAGAAGTCTTCATCAGAGAAGACCATCCATTTTTTCAATCCAACAGCAACTGCTCTCTTCTCATCTTTCATTGTCTCAGTTGCGTGAACCTTTGCAGGATCCTGCACAAACGCTACGTGTGTACCTTCAGATTCTTCAACCACAATAGTGCGAGCGAGTACCTCTTCACCGTTCGTCAATTTGAGAACGCCAAAGAACTCTTCATCAGGTCTTACATAGTTTAGAGACATACGTTTAGTTTCCTCCTAATTTGATCTCTGTGATTGAGTAGTCAAACTTTTCATCCTTGTAAATGCGGATACGTTCAACCAAGTGATTCAAAGTTGCGTTACGAAAACGCCCATTGCTAATATCATCAGCGAAATCATATAGAGTTGCGCGACCTTTAGAGTCGTGCGTTCTGAGAGCTCTACCTATAGATTGTAAGTTTCGTATTCTTGATTTAGATGGGGATGCAAATATTACGTTGTGTAGGTTTTTAATATTGATACCAGTTGAGAAAGTACCGTATGAAGCAAGAATGATGGCGTTGTCACTTTGCTCACATATGCTGCGAATCTCTTCTCGTTCTTCAGTGGGGACACCACCGTGTACGAAGAAAAGTTTTTTACCTTCCCCACGACTATTTAGCAGGTCCCAAAGTGGGTCTCCGTGTTTTTCCACGTAGTTGAATAGGATCAGCGTGTTGCCAGTTAGATCCCGCGCAAGTCCTGTGATGATTTTGTTGCGTTTTTCGTGAGAGATGATATAGTTCATCTCGTCGTGATAACTATCAAACCCAATATAATCGTGCTTACACACTAGGATGTTGATCTTCAGGTCAGACAATGCGCCACGTTCCTGTAGATCCTTAGTTCTGATATTACGATTCACTTGTCCGAATACACCTTCCAGTTGTAACTGGTGAGATTGCATTCCATCTAACGTGCCAGTCAAACCAATACGATGATTGGCATCGTGACACTTGTTCAGGATTGATGTTAGGGACTTTGCTTTGAAGAGGTGCGCTTCATCACCGATAACAACATCAAACCTATTAAAGTAATTCTTAGGCTCTTTGTAGATAGATTGCCACGTAGATATGACGACAGGACTTGTGACATAACGGTCTTGCCCTCCATAGATCTTACTGACGTAATGCTTTGCGTTCCATCCATACTCTTGAAAGTCTTGATAAAGTTGTTCAACCAAAGAGGTTGTGGGAACAATGATTAGAATCTCGCGGTTGAACTGTAAGTGCCAACGTACGAGACTGTAGATAATCAGAGATTTCCCAGACCCAGTGGGTGATAGTAGGAGTCTACGGCGATGTCGAAGTGCACTATAAATTGATTGCAGTTGGTAATCTCTTGCCTTGAAAGGCAGACGTAGAGATCTAACAAAACCCGCAACTGCCTCAGGTGATATGCTGACATCTTGATCCCCTGGTGTTCCATAATACTTAGACTCTTCAATGGTATATTCGTAGCCTTTTGTTTCAAGCCACTCAGTTAGGTATGGAAACAATCCCACGTGAAGTTCTCCAGTGCCAGGAGAGTACAGACGGATGTGTCCGTCCCATCTCTTATACCTGCGTTGCTTCTGGAGAAACTTCGCTTCGGGTACCTCAAACTTAAAGTATTCTGAGAGTTCCTGGTGGATATGTAAGTCTGTTCTAATCTTGAGGAATACTTCGTTCTTCTTCTCAATAATCGTCATCATACAGGAAACTCAAACCGCTTTGCATCAATCGCGTTCTTCACTTGGAATCCGCGATTGTTAATCATCTTGAGAATGTTCTCAATATAATTTATGCAAGTTTCAAAGTATGCGATTTTGAGTTGCTGCTTTTGAATGTCCTCATCACTCTCAAGGAATGTGTTAATATCTCCCTTAAGAACTTTTAGATCAAATGCTTCTCCGTCGTCGTTGCACGTCTTACCGTTGTACCACAACCACTTCTCACGCCAAATCCTCTTGAGTTTCATCTTTTCATCCTCAAGAATCAATTTGTATTTGTTGAAGTATACGAAGTATTTTTGATGTAGTCTGGGTATGACTAGAGATTCCTCTCCCAGATTCATCTCATCAAACAGACAGTCCTTTGCCCAGGACTGCTGCAATTCATCAAGTAGTGCCATAATTTATTTTAGTTTGGCAACTCGTGTGCCATCAAGTTGTTGGATTTCGTATGATAGGAAGTCGAAGGTTGCTTGCGCTTGGAAATACTCTTGATCACCTAACGTTGCATCAAAGTCGAGTGTACTAAGATCAACAGGTTTCAGATCTTGGAATACAACATTGAACTTTGGATTGAAGTTTGAATCTAAGATACTCAGAGTTCCATCAGCAAAACGGAAGTCTGTTCCCAAGTCACGGTTTCGTGAAGTGGTATTAGCTTCAAGTTCAAACTCTGCTCGCTCTGAGAACTTATCTGGAACACCAAGTGCTCTCATCCAGTTATGGAGGATGATATAGTTTTCGAGATCCTCATCCACAATGAACGTAAGATTCAACCTACTGTAAGAAATCGTTCCGTCAATGAATGTTTCACGGTACGGGGTAGGCGCTTGAACCATAGACAACTGCATACCAGGTATGCTTGCCATTTGTGCAAAGTATGCAACCTTAGGATACTTTGCCAGGGTAAAACGGAAACCACCTGGGGAAAGAAAGTTTCTATTGCTGATTTGAGTAGCGAATGACATTTTCTATATTAGTGGTCTCCGTACTCTATTTAGTACCGATACTCCTCAATAATGTTCAGGACTTTGTTGAGCATCTCGTGTGCACCGTCGTGGAAGTCTCCATTCTTGTGCTGGTAGTTTCCGTTGTAGAGCATATGCTTGAGTTTGAGGACGCGACATTCCATTTCCTTTCGTGTCATTCCATTCCTTGGCATAGGTACTAGCATCATATCATTTATTTACACAAAAAAAGGACCCCGAAGGGTCCTTGTGTGTTGAATATATGACCAACGGATCACATAAGGTTGTCAACCAGAACACGTCTGTAGTAACGGTTAGCGTTAGCGGTGAGTGCACCACTACCTTGTGCAGTACCTTCTGCGAAGGGGTTAGCAACGAGACCGTATCTGGTCTTGAAGCCGATCTTCGGCTGGAAGGTGTCCTGACCAACGGCGCGAACCATCTGCAGAGGCACGTAAGGGCAGTAGAAGAGACCTGCGTCATATGCACTGCTACCTTTGTAACCTGCCACATAGAAGTGACGGTCAGAAACGTTAGCAGAGTAAGGATCGACGTAGACCTTAATACGACCGTTAAGAGTACCTGCGAGGGTGCTGCTGTTGTCGTCGGGGAGCAGGTTGCTGTTACCAGCAAGTGCGGGGGTGTAGTCAAGAACACCAGCCATAGACAGAGCAGATGCCACATCAGCGGAGCAGATGAGGAT